ATATATGGAAGAACTTAATGACACTCTAGTTATGCCTTCAGTTACAGCAGTTAAAGACACAAAAGTGTTAATGGATGAATCACAAGACCTAACACTTTCCTTTGAAGCAGGAGAATCGGTTAGATTATTTTTGAAAAATAGATATGAAGAAGTAAAAATTATAGCTAACGTTTCTTCCAACACAATAACCTTTTTTGATAATTTTGAAAATAATATTGACAATCTTTCTGTGTTTAAGCTAAACAGAAGAAAATTAACTGAAGTTGGATCTTTAGGTAGAATAGAAATAGTAAATGGAGGAGATGGTTATTCTGTTGGTGATTATTTGGTTTTTAGTAGTAATGGTAGAGGATATGGAGCAAATGCAAATGTAACCTCTATACATGCTGGAAATAACGGAATAAAATCGATAACTTTTAATGAATCTGCAAGTTATATTAGAGGTGGTGAGAGTTATACGAGAGCAGATTTACCAACTATTACAGTGACATCTTCTGGTGGTTCTAATGCTGTACTTAGAGTTACTGAAATTTTAGGAGATGGAGTATCCACTGATATTTCTACAACTAGAATCGGCGCCATTTCAACTATTAGAGTCATAAGTTTTGGTTACGATTATGTTTCAGCTCCAATAATTTCTTTGAGAAATGCGGACATTTTATTAAGTAATGTTACCGAAGGTGAAATTTATGTAGCCAATACTAGAGTTTATCAAGGCGCCACCAATACGACTGCTTCGTGGTCAGCATATGTGGACAAATATTTTACCGCTAATAATTTCTTACGTGTTTATGATTATAGAGGAACCTTCGATGAAGATTTACCAATAAAATCTGATGATGATGTTACAACAGGAAATGTAATAACTTATTCCTTCTATGGTGACGGCAAGGCTAAAGCGACAGCTACTTTTGAAAATGGATTAATTCGTTATCCGGGAATTTATTTGAATACAGATGGACAACCGAGTTCAGATCAAAAGATTCAAGATGATAAAAAGTATCACAATTATTCTTATGTAATTAATACAACAAATGAAAATTATAAGTTTAAGAAAACTTTACAGGAAGTTTTGCACCCGATAGGTATGAAGTCGTTTGCAACTAGAATTGATACCAATTCTAAACAAGCTTCTACGAAAAACTTAAATGTTATATACTTAACTCAAGATGTACATTCGAATACATTCAATATATCAAATTCTACAAACAATATGATTTCCACATCATTGACACCTAATGTTCAATCGGAAATTTTTGTTGGTGATATTATCATATTAAAAAATCTAGAAAAACAATTAGTTGGAACAGCAAATATAGTTTCTAGTTCTAACGTAATTACAGGTAACGGTACTAATTTTATAAATGATGTTGTTGACGGCCAGACGATATATCTTTCTTCTGGTAATACGATTATAGTAAAATCTGTAGTTAATGCGAATACAATCTTTGCAGAATCGACCTTAAATATTACTTCAGGTGATTTGACGATTAATGTATCTTTTGATGAAACAAAAGAAGTATCATTTGTAAATTCTAATACCGTTCTTGTAGACACCAACTTTACCGCCACAAATAATTTTGTCTCGGTAATCGTACAAAAAGTGAGATAAATAAGTCTATGTCCTCAATTATAACAAACAATTTTTCTACTTTAATTGCACAACAATTCATCAATATATTGGATGTTGGTGCGAATTCCTACCTTCCTTTATCAAGAAAGGCGTATGTTTTTGCGACCCTAGGAAAACAAACTGTTTGGAATCAAAATGATACCGCTCCTACTCCAGGACAATCTACTGGAGATTTAATCGATTTTAGTGATAGAGCAATTGCCGCAAAAAGAATCGATTTAGATAGTGTTTCTTTTGTCGTTCCAAGATATAATTGGACTTCTGGTATAATTTATTCGAGATACGGATGTACTGTTTGTCCAATAGGAACACCATTTTATGTTTTGAATTCGAAAGGTCAGGTTTTCAAATGTTTGGACAATAATGGAAACACCGCATCTACTGATGAACCAGAACTATTTTTATCCGCAACGTCATTAGAAGAACCTTATTTTGTAACTTCTGATGGTTACAAATGGAAATATTTGTATACTTTAAGTTCAAATCAAAGACAAAAGTTTTTGGATGATGAATGGATGCCAGTAACATTTAATCGATTTGTTAAAGCTGCTGCTATTAATAGAAGTATAGATATTGTTAGATTAACAAATTCTGGAAATAATTATGTTGATGGTCCGAATCAGAATATTATAACGATAGAAGGTGACGGAAGAAACGCAGCATTAAAAGCAAATGTGGTGGGCGGCCAAGTAGTTGATATTGTTATTCAGAATAGGGGGCAAGATTACACGAAAGCTAACCTTTCTTTTACTGACATCAGTGGTGGTGTTGGAACTGGAGCTTCAGCTGTTGTTACATTGTCACCGCAAAATGGACATGGGTATGATCCGGTTGAAGAACTGTATGCTAATACTGTTATGTTTAATGTTGACTTTGAAGGTAGTGTTGGTGGATTATTTCCTGCCGAAAACGAGTTTAGAGAAGTTACCTTACTTTATAACCCCTATCTTCGAGGAACACAAACTTTAGCACCAAGTACTTTTTATGAAATGTATAGTGAAGTTTTAGTTTCTCCTGGTGTTGGAGATTATAATAATGATGAAATCCTTATACAGGGAGAAGATTTAGAAAACTCAACATTTAGTGCTGAAGTAATCGCTTTTGATGAAGGAACAAACGTAGTTTATGTTAATAATTTGAGAGGAACATTTTCACCAAACTCTCCAATTAAAGGACTAACAAGTGGAGCAATAAGAATTGGAATTAACTTGACTCCACCACCATTGCAGTTATATTCGGGAAAAGTTTTATTTGTTTCCGATAAAGTACCAGTTACTAGAGACCCAGACCAAACAGATAGAATAAGATTTATTTTAAGTTTCTAAAAGAGGAATAAATGACTAAGCTTTTTAATTACGATCCATATTTTGACGATTTTGATGAAGATAAAAATTTCATGCGGGTTCTTTTTAGACCTGGATATTCCCTTCAGGCTAGAGAATTAACTCAACTGCAAACAATTTTATCTAATCAAATAGAAAAGTTTGGTAACCATATTTTTAAAAATGGAAGTCCTATAACTGGTGGAAAAGTATCTTTAGATGATAGAGCTTATTATTTAATTTTAAAATCACAATACTCTGGTCAAGATATAGTTTTAGAAGATTTTTTAGATAAAACAATCGTTTCTTATAATTCTACAAAAATAATTAGAGCTAAAGTTATAGCTATTGATAATTCAACAGCTTTTCCAATTTTGATTGTAAAATATTTAAGTGGAGATTTTTTTGCTGAGGGTGATGAATTAAAATTATACGGCCAAAATATTTTTGCCGAGCTTGCAGATACAGATGCTACAGGTCGTTCTTATGTTGCCAGTATACAAGATGGTGTTTATTATTTTAAAGGCCAATTTGTTAAAATTTCTCCTCAATTTTTAGTTTTAGAAATTTTTTATAGACTTGGTTTAAATTCGACAACTGTTAATAGACAACCTTCGTATAGAATAGGCATTGAATTTGAAGAAATTGTTATTGATGAAATTGATGATGTTAGTCTTTTGGATCCTGCACAAGGATCATTCAACTATCAAGCTCCTGGAGCTACAAGATTTAAAGTCAATACGATTTTAAGTAAAAGAACGCTAGATTCAGTTGACGAATCTTCTTTCTTTGAAGTAATAAGAATTGTTGATGGTATAAAAACAAAAGAAATAGATTATCCAATCTATAGTGAAATCGAAAAAACCCTTGCTAGAAGAACCTTCGAAGAATCTGGAAATTACACAGTCGATCCTTTTGTTATTTCATTAGAAGAAGATTATGTGGATACTTCAAATAATAATTATGTTGATCCAAGTTATTTTACTGCCGTTCTAGATCCAGGTAAAGCTTATGTTGGTGGTTTTGAAGTGCAAACCATTGCTCCAACAAAATTACAAGTTGCTAGAGGAAGAGTAACAGCAAACGTCAATGATTATGATTTGCCAACAAATTATTCAAGTTATTTCCATGCAGCAAATGTACATGGTTCCCTAACTATATCTGATTTTGATTTATTGGATATTCACTGTGCGAATCATTCGAGTGTAAGTTTTGCTTCAACAGCAGAATACAATTCGTCTAAAATAGGCACATTACGTGCTCATATGATGAAGTATGACACTTCATCATCAACCGATTTAGGAACTACACATAAATTTACAATAAACGTTTTTGATGTAAACACTACCTCTATTACTGGAACTTTAGCTTCTTCTGGTTCAAATACCAGATATGTTGTTTTACCTTCTTCTTTTGCTCAACTTCCAGCAAACAGTTATTCTGGAATGTTCTTTAGTATAAAGAATGGAGCAGGCGCTAGTTTGTCACCAATCAGAATTGAGGGTTCTGATGGATCAGCAAAGGCAATATGGTTATCCTCTGCACTACCATTTACGCCAGCTTCAAACACTTTTTCAATCGATTCGGATTTTAAAGTTTCAGAATCAATTGTATTGAGGGATGGAGCTGCAAAAGTTTTTGCAGCAGATATCGATTCAAAATCTAAAGACGTTGACGGATTCTCATTTATTACTGAGCCTAATAGACAAGGTTTAATTTTCGATGTTCCCTATGAAGCAATCAAAGCAAATACGATTACTAATTTTGATTTTTATGCTAGAAAAGTATATACACAAAAACTTACAAATTCTGAAGGAATAATAACTTTAGTTGCAGATGGAACAACAGATACTTTCCCTTTTGCTGGAAGTCCAGGAACTTTATTATCTGATAATACTATTTTAAATAATATTATATGTTTCATTAGATATGACGGCGCTTCAAATTCCGCTTCTGGAATTTCACAAAATACCG